ATTAAATAACATATGTCACTATCACAAGAACAAAAAGATACCATACGAGAGGAGTTTAGAAATTTACAAGAAATAACTCTTGATTATGGGCAATTAGGTAAAACAAAATCTTACCTATTAAATGAACCACAACATAATGCAGTGTGTGACTGGTAGCTCAAAAAACTAGACCAAGCATACCAACAAGGAGCAGAAGATAAGGTGGAGGAGATGAACGAAAACACATCAGACGGTTATCATACCTTCAAAGAGTTGTACGAATATAGAAAGATATACAATGCTCTTATCTTTAACGAGTGGGCAAAATCAGAAAAATATGAAGTACATAAAAGTAAAAAGCACTCTGACGGAGAGTTATGTTTTGGAGGTGGCTGGTTCATTGTTGTTGCAGAACTACAAACAGGGCAGATAAGTAACCATTACGAATTAAACGACTGGGACTTGTTTAAATGTGAAGAACGAGAGATACCAAACACTTTTGACGGACACTCACCAGAAGATGTTAAAAATCGCATTTTAGAATCATTAAAAGATAATACATAAAGATATATGGGAAAATACAAAATAATATATGCAGACCCACCTTGGAGTTATAACGATAAGATGTCGGGACATAGTTTTTCACTTGACCACGAATATATAACTCAAAGTAAAAATTGGATATCAGAATTACCAGTGGGGGGGGTAGCAGATAAAGATAGTGTTTTATTTATGTGGGCAGTATCTCCATTATTACCAGAAGCACTAGAAGTTATGAAATCGTGGGGGTTTAAGTATATTACAGTTGCTTTTGTTTGGAGTAAGCATACAAGAAATAAAAAGAAGGTAAGTAATCTTGGAAGGTGGACTATGGGGAATGTAGAAATTTGCTTGTTAGGTAGAAAGGGGAAACCTCAAAGAATCTGTAAAAACATAAAACAACTAGTTGAAGCAGAACGATTTAGACACAGTGCAAAACCATCGGAAGTAAGAGATAGAATTGTTCAACTTATGGGTGATTTGCCACGAATAGAATTATTTGCGAGAGAAAAAACAGCAGGATGGGATGTTTGGGGAAATGAAGTTAAATGCGATATAAATTTACTAGATAACAAATAAACCTATGAACACACAAGAGATACAAGAGTGGGAAGCAGATGTTCAAAATGTAGTAAACGAAATAAACTACAACTACAATTGTGACTATGTTGGGAATACAACTTTATTTGAAATTATCTCAAAAGTCTTAGACCAACAAAAAGCACAGTTAGAAGAAAGACATAAGGGGGAGATAGAACTATATTTTTCTAAACTTGGTGCAACTGATAAAACATACGAAATATATCAAGATATTAAAAAAGATGTTTTAAACATACTAAGTAAATATGAATAAAGAACAATCCGCAAAATGTACTTGTCACCCTAGAAGTTGGATTTTCCTCTTAGGAGAGATTTTATTCGGTGAAACTGGACATACAGCAGAGTGTGACTTGATAGTTGAAAAATACAAACAACTAATAGACCACACTAATACATTATGATATAATAAGAATATATGGATATAACACAACTAACACACAACGAGATAATGGAACTGTATTCAAAGATACAATCATACCTCGCAACTAAACGATGGGAAGGTAAAACATCAAAACAGAAATCACAACAAGCATTAAAAGCATGGGAAACTAGGAGAGCTAATAAGAAATAATCATGCAAGGTAAAGCATTTACACAAGAGCAAAGAGATGTCATTATCCAAAGTCTACAACCATACTTAGAGATGGGGCTTTCTCGTAACAGGGCTTGTGATTTAATAGGTTTACCAGCACAGACATTATCTAACTGGGTAAAAGAGGATGAAGCACTTGGGATAAAACTGCAAGGATGGGAAAATGCAATGAATGTATTAGCAACTGCTAATATTAAAAGTGCGTTAGAAAAGGAAGCTGAAACAGAGGACACTAGAAAAGAAACAAGTAAGTGGTGGGCTGAAAGAAGAATGAAGGAAGACTTCTCGCTAAGACAAGAAATGACAGGGGCAGATGGTAAGGAACTAAAAATAACATTTGATTCAGCATTCAAAGATGAATCTACATCCTAAACAAAAAGAAATAGTATCAAGTCCAGCAAGATTTAAAGTAATCAGAGCAGGTAGAAAAGGAGGAAAGACAGCAATGGAAGTTGAGGTTATTTGTTATAAGGCAATGGCAAGTGTAAAAGATTTAAAACTTACTAAGGAAGAGTTTAAATCAGGAAGGAAAGTAATATACATCGCACCTACTCAAACACAATCTAGAACTATTGTATGGTCAGCACTACGAACAAGACTTGCAGGAATAGGTAAGTTCAATGAGTCTATGCTACAGGTAAAAGTACCTAATGCAGACGGACAAGAAACAACTATTATGGTTGGAGGATGGGAAAACAGAGAGAACTATCGAGGACTTACTGATGTTGTGCATATTACAGTCGATGAAACAGACACACTAAGAAACTTCTTTGAGGATTGGCAGGAGATTTTTAGACCTATGTTCCTCGATACGGGAGGTACGGCAGACTTTATTGGTACACCTAAAAAGGAGAACCCAAACCTTAGAAGACTAGAGAAGTTGGCAGAAACACGAGATAACTATGCAGTGTTTCATTTTACATCAAAAGACAATCCACACATTTCACAATCAGAGTTAGCAGAGTTAGAGAAGGACTATGAAAACAATAGAGATGCGTATAAACAAGAAATCCTAGCAGAATACATTGATAACGAGGGGGCTTTATTTAAATACGATGCACTTGTTGATACTTTCACAAACACCGTAACAAAGAATGGAAACAAATATCTATTAGTCGATGTTGCAGATGATGGAAGCGATAAAACTATTTTTTCTTTCTGGGATGACTTAGAAGAATACAGACGAGAAGAATATCTGAACATAAACACTGAGGCAATCATTATGAAGATTAAAGACTTTGCTTCACTAGATAGAATCCCCTACTCACATATAGCAGTCGACGCTATTGGCGTGGGTGCAGGAGTGGTATCAAACTCCCAAATGTCTGGTGTGGTGGGCTACAAGGGCTCATATGGGGCTATTAAGACAGACCAAGACATTGTACGACTGCCTAATGTTGGTTATCTACCAAAAGCACCCATTTTAACTACCGACTACAAGAACTTACGCTCTCAATGTATGTTCACCCTTGCCGATATGATAAACAATCACAATATCGCTTCACGAGTAGAGGGTAAGTTTAAAGAAATGATTATTGAAGAACTCTCTGTGTATCAAGATGCTTCAACTGGGGATGGTAAACGAATGGCTACAAAGAAAGAAGATGTTAAGGCGTTGATAGGAAGGAGTCCAGACCATTCAGATACTTGGCAAATGCGTATGTACTTTGTCTTAAAAGAAAAGATGCTACCAAATAACACAGAGGAGATGAATAAGATAGTTGAACAGCAGCTACAACAGTTTTCTAAGAACCAGTTTAACCAATCATCTAACAGCGGTAGATAGTATATGGTATAATAAAGTTAACAAGATTATTATTTAAATTTTTTTATATGTCAGAATTTAGAGGAGCATTATATGCAAACGGAACAGCATCAGCACAAATCAAGGCAACAGAAGGTCGTGTGTTTGGGGTTGTTGTAAACTCACACTCATCAGGAACTATTCGTTTCAATGATGGAACAGGTGGAACTACATCAGCGGGAGTTAAAGCAACTGGAGTACTAACATCATCAGATGTCTTTACAGATGGAGAAACAGTAACTATTGAAGATACAGTGTATACAATGGTGGACACCCTGTCAGGAGCGGCATACGAAGTTCTGATTGGAGCAAGTGCAGCGGCATCACTAGATAACCTTAAATCAGCAATTAACGCATCAGCGGGAGCAGGAACAACTTATGGAACAGGAACAGTGGCACACCCAAATGTAACAGCAACAACTAATACAGATACAGCTCAAACAGTTGAAGCATATCGAGTTGGAACATACGGAAATGCAATTACTACTACAACAGATGCAGTAGATGTTGCATGGGGAGCAGAAACTCTGGAATCTGGAGCAGAAGCAAATTACCTTGTAACAAATACTTATACTTTCTCAGCAGGTTCACAAGTATTATACTTTGCAGAACCCATCTCATTTAGACAAGGTATTTATCTGACAGTAGGCGGAACAATTGATTACACAGTGTTGTACAATTAACAAATAATCCAAAAATCAGTGGAATGATTAAATGGATAAAGAACTCTCAAACCTCATAAAAACACAGGAGAAAGACTATATAAATGGAACTACAACAATATCCAAGTATGTTGATTATTCAATGTATGAAGATATCCAAAAGATTGAAGCATACTCTAATTCAAAGTTCACATCAGGAGACACAGACGCTCTTGGTAGAGAAAAACCTTTCTTTAACATCGTAACAAGTGCAACCAATATCTGGTATCGAGCAACTGATATCGACAGAAAGAACATCAAGTTAAGAGCAACAAAAGCAAAGCACTGGATTGCATCTTTCTTGGCTAATATAGTCCTTCAAAATTGGATGCGAAAAGATAACTTCGGTGTATTCCTTAACGATTGGGGATATTCACTTTCTAAGTACGGTTCATCAGTAACCAAGTGGGTAGAAAAAGACGGAAAACTCCATAGAGCAGTTGTTGATTGGAATAAACTTATTGTTGACCCAGTAGACTTTTACCAAAACCCTGTTATTGAGATACTAGAACTCACACCCGCTCAAATCAAAAAGAATCCTTCGTATGACAAAGACCAAGTGAAAGCACTTATTGATACTGTTGCTACACGAGAAAACCTAGACGGTCAACCCAAGGATAATAAGACTGGATATATTAAACTCTATGAGATTCATGGAGAACTTCCACTTTCATACATTACAGGCAAACCAGAAGACGAAGATACATACGAACAACAAATGCATGTTGTATCTCTCCAAGAAACAAAAGACGGAGAAAAAGAAACCTTCTCACTCTATTCAGGTCGAGAGGCTAACAATCCATACTTTATTACTCATCTTATCAAGGAGGAGGGCAAAACACTCGCTATGGGGGCTGTTAAGTACCTATTCGAGGCACAATGGATGACCAACCACACAGCAAAGAATATTAAAGACCAACTAGACCTTGCTTCAAAGCTAATTTTCCAAACATCAGACGGGAACTTTGTTGGACAAAACGCACTTAATGCTATTGAAACAGGACAAATCCTAATTCACCAAATGAATCAACCTCTTTCAACTGTTCCTAACGGTTCACACGATATCTCACAACTCCAAGCCTTCCAACAACAATGGAAACAAAACGGTAATGAAATGACGGGTATTTCAGAGGCTATGCAAGGTGCTACACCTAAATCAGGTACAGCATGGAGACAAACAGAAGCAATTCTTCAAGAGTCACACTCACTCTTTGACCTTATGACACAAAACAAAGGACTTGCTATTGAAGAAATGATGAGAGAGTATGTTATTCCTTTCATCAAGAAACAACTCAACAATTCAGAAGAAATTACAGCAATACTAGAAGCTCACGATGTAGAGAAAATTGATAAACTATATATTAAATCAGAAGTTACTAAGTTTGCTAAGGAAGAAATTAAACAACAACTACTTAATGGAGAAATCCCACTACCAGTAGACACACAAGGTATCGAACAAGACATACAAGCACAACTATCAGAACTAGGAAATCAAAGATTCTTTAAACCATCTGAAATAGAAGACAAGACATGGAAAGAAATATTTAAAGACTTTGAATGGGAAGTAGAAGTAGATGTTACAGGAGAATCAAGTGCAGCAAGCGAAAACCTCCAAACACTTGTAACTCTATATTCAAACCTTATCCAATCAGGAAACATGGATAATGCTAACAAGGTTATGAAGAAAATACTAGAAATCACACAAGCCTTCTCACCAGTAGAACTTATGGAAATGAAAGCACCTGCTCCACAGGTAGCACCAACTCAACCATTACCAGAAATGCCCGTTGAAACAACATAGTGGGCAGTTATCAACTAAAAAATCAGAGATATGAATAAAAACAAGATGAGGTTCTCAGAAGCAGAAATCTCTTTGATACAAGCAACTTTCAAAGATGACGATGCACTGATTGAACTACGAAAGCACTTCTTACAAGTTAAAGACTCAAAGAAGTTTACTACAAAGGCGGTTAAGGCTCTTATTGCTAAGACCTTTTTGCCACAAATCGACCCAGAAGCACCACTTAATCAAATAGTGGACTTCAACCTAATTACAGCAGTACGAGATAAAGAGATTGACTCTGCGTACCAAGCAGTATTAGTACAAAAGATTGTTATTGATTACTTCCAAGACAGATTAGATGCACTTGAAGGAAAATCAACAAACAAGATTCTATTTAAAGACTTGGACACAATCACAGAAGACAAAGAAAAAACAGTTATGAACTTTATCGCTCGACAATCAATTGTTTCACTTATTGAGTCAGGACTATCTCAGTTAAATGTCCTTGCTAATCAATCAATGGAAGATTTGCTAAAAGCTTTGGAGAAGAACAGTTCAAAATAACCAATATGGTATAATTAAATTATAAACATAGTCCACTAAAGGACTTTAAAAAACGAATAATTAGACAAAACTATGACAAATGAAGAACAAGAGGTTATCGACTCACAAAACGATACTGAGGAAACAGTAACTGACAATGAAGAGGAACTAGAAATAGACCTTGACGAAGAAGTGGAAGAAGATGTTGACGCTCTTAAAAAAGAACTCGCAACATTGAAAGCTCAAAAGGCACATTGGAAGAAGAAAGCGAATACTCCAAAAGAGGATTCACCAAAATCAGAGAAAAACGAGTCTAAAAACTCAGACATCTCGACTACCGATATGTACTCTTTAATTAAGGCTGATGTAGCACCAGAAGATATTGCAATCGTTCAAAAGTTTGCACGAACAGAGGGTGTATCAATACAAGAAGCATTAAAAGACAGTGTACTTAAAAGTATTCTTGATAAACAAGTTGAAACAAGGAAGACTTCACAGGCTACCAGTACTAGTGCGACACGAAAAAGTGTTGGACAGGTATCGGAAGAAACTCTTTATGAAACTGCTCGAACAGGTAAAATGCCTGAATCTGATGCAGACTTCAAAAGACTTGCAGAAGCTCGACTCAATCGTTTCAACAAATAAAAACCAGTGGGTTAATAAAATTATAACCCAAAAATAAAATGGCAAATACCATCGCATCACGAGTTTATCGTGACAAATATCGAAGGGCAACACTAGATACATTACTAAGACGAGCTCTTATTGCAGAAAAAGTTTGTGCAGTAGATAGTTCAGATGTAAAACGAATTCAATCACCTTACAGTTCAACTCCAACAGCAGTAGTTCAAGCAATCGCAGGTACATATACACCAGCAGAGTACACTACAACTGATGACACATTGACTGTAACAGATGAATTCATCGTTTCAGAACACATCTATGACTTTGAAGAAGTACTAACACAATTCGACATTTTCGCAGCACGAACAGAACAACAAATGTTTGAAGTGGCTAACAAAATCGACAAATTCGTTCTTAACAACCTTTGTGAAGATGCAACAGGTGCTTACACTACTCCAGCAGGAGGGTTCTCAGCAGCAAACATCAACACAATCATGTCTAATCTTGCAGCTAAAGTAGCAGGATTTGCAGACGCTTACAACGGACTTTTCCTTGTAATCGAAAACACAGAAGTAGCAGGATTTGTTCAAGCACAAGCAACAAACGGATTCTCATTCTCAGATATGGCTCTTAAAAACGGATTCATGAACTCATACATGGGTATCGACATCCATGTAACACGAGCAGGAACTTTCGCAGATGAAACTCTTGGAACAACAACTTACACAAACGCTGGACACCGAGTATTCGGAGTTAAGAATGTGACAACATACGCTTCACCACGAGGAGTACGATTCGAAGAAAAATCAGTTTCAGGTAAAACTGGACTTGAAGTAGTTACTTGGGGATACATTGGATTCAAACTATGGGCTCCAAAAACAGACCTCATTGTTGACATCACAGTATCAGCATAGTTATACACCCCTTTTGTGGGGGTAGTGGTCACAGTTTACCCACTGATTCTGTGACTACTACTCCCCCCGAAGGACTAATATAAAATAATTATGGCAACAAAGAAAGCAACAAAGAAAGTAGAAGAAAAAGTGGAAAAAGTAGTAAATTCAAAACTAGCAGAACTCATTGAAAAATATAAAGTTCAAAACCCTGCAAAGTATGAATTGAAGAAAGCAGAATTAGAAGCTAAACTCAATAAATAATTATGGCAGTACCTAATGGATTAGACCCACAATTTGGTGGAGTAGCAGGTTCGGGAACTGACATTGCTACAACAGCAGGAGGAGCAAAAGTACAAAATATCGGACTTGGTGGAATTGGTCTGTATATTGGTTCAGGAGCACCAACTGTTTCAGCAATTAAAGGTTCTCTATATATCCGAACAGATGGTTCATCATCATCAACTCGACTATATGTGAACAACGGAACAACAACTTGGGTTGCTGTAACAACAGCATCTTAGTTTCCACTCAGCCTCTCTATATGGGAGGTTGGACTGGTAACTAAAATATCAATATGAGCATACAGTTTTCAAACACAACTACAAAGGCAGGAATTTTACAAAGAATCGAAGATGCTTGTGGATTTAACGATGGAGATATTACAGGTAACTCAGTACGACTTGCTAAATTCACAGCAAAAGTAAACTCAGCAGTAGATGAAGTGACCTCTATTGCCCTCAAATCGGCTGCTAGTTGGCAGTATGATGACTCTAACCATACAGACTACCCAATCATGACTACAGACCTCGTATCAGGGCAACAAGACTATTCGTTTATATCAGATGGTTCAGGAAACTTGGTGTTAGATATTTACAAGGTGATGATTAAACTCCCAGACGGAACTTGGGTAGAAATTGACCCAGTAGATAGAAACTTACAAGAAGAAACTATGGACTCTTTTGATAACACAGTTTCAGGAACTCCAACACGATACGACAAACTCGGTAACGGAATCTTTTTAGATAATGTCCCAGATTATAACTCAGAAGAAGGACTTAAAGTCTACATCAATCGGGAAAGTACATACTTCCTAACAACAGATACTACAAAGAAAGCGGGATTTGTAGGATTGTTTCATGATTACCTCTATTTAAAACCTTCTTACGAGTATGCACGAGATAAAGACCTCTCAAATGTTGCTCGTTTGGAGAAAGATGTTGTGTTGATGCAAGAAGCAATCAGACAGCATTATGCAACACGAGAGAGAGATATTAAAAGGAAAATGACACCATTAACAACAAATACAAGATAACATGATTAAAGAAACATTAAAAAAACTACAAGGAACATTCCACTTTGAACTAAGAGATAAAGAAGGAAACCTTAAAGATACATGGGAAGTAAAAAACCTAGTAACAAATGCAGGATTTGCACAACTTGCTTTACTTGCAGGAGATGCTTCTGCAACACCGTTCACTTACCTAGCAGTAGGAACATCAGCAACAGCACCAGCAGTAACTGATACAACTCTCAATGCAGAAATAACTGATTCAGGGCTTGAGAGGGCTTCTGGGACTGTTTCACGAGTAACTACAACCGTAACAAACGATACATACCAAATCACTTATACTTGGACAGTATCAGGTTCTAAGACCATTGAAGAAGTTGGAGTATTCAACGATGCTTCAGCAGGGACAATGCTGTCACACGCACTCACTACTTCAAAAGCAGTTACATCAGGAGAAACACTAACGGGTCTATATAAACTGCAGATTTCTTGATAGAATAAAGGTATATGAGATATAAGCAATATATAAAGAAAGATTGTGGACATTGCAAAATATCTTTTGAGGTACCACCAAGGAATGCACACAGAATATTTTGTTCCATAACATGTTCAAACGCAAAAGGAAAATGGCTTGGGAAGAAAAGAAGTCAAGAAACTATTGAGAAAATCAGCAAGACAAAGACTGGGAACTCGTTCGCAAACTCTGGTTCATTTAAAAAAGGACAAACACCATGGAATAAAGGAAAAATATATGAAGCAATCCTTGGAGAAAATCACCCAAATTGGAAAGGAGGAGTTACAGACATCAACAAGAAAATAAGACACAGTATAGAGTACAACATTTGGAGAAAGGCAGTGTACGCAAGAGATAACTGGACTTGCCAACATTGTAAAGTAAAGCAAAGATTTCCAGTAGCACACCACATTAAAACCTTCAAAGACTACCCAGAACTTAGGTTTGATGTAGATAACGGACTAACCTTATGCCGTTCGTGTCACAAAAAAGTACACACAGAAATAGGTTGCAAAACAAAATTTACTAAAAGATTATTAACAAACGCATAATATGGCAACAATAAAACAAACATACGAATCATCAGACACACTTACAATAACCATTGCATCATTAGCTAACAGTTCTGGTCGTTGTTCTACTGCACTTGATAACACATCAAACCTAGATATCACAGCAGATGTTGGAGTCAAAGTAAAAACAAACGCATCAGGTACATCAGCAACTGGTTATGTATCTGTATATCTAGTTCGGTCTTACGATGGAACTTCTTATGATGATGCTTTTGCTGGTTCAGATGCAGCCTTCACACCTGTAAACGCAACACTACTTGGAACACTCAACACGGTAGCAAACGCAACTACTTACTACAAAACATTTGATGTTGGAGAACTTGGACTCACACTCCCTCAAAAATGGGCTATTGCAATCGTGAACTCATCAGGTGCAGCACTTGACTCAACAGCAGGAAACCACGAAATCAAGACAACTCGTAAATATTATTCAGTAGTCTAACTAAAATGCTATGAGAAATACATCAGCATTTCAACCTAACCTAAGTGACTCTCTTAATCAGGGGTTAGTTTCATATTGGAAGTTAGACGAATCATCAGGGAATGCTTCTGATAGTGTTGGTAGTAATACTGGAACAAACACCAATGTAACTTATTCAACAGGAAAAATAAATAATGGTGCAGTATTTAATGGTACAAGTGCTAAGTTGGTGTCAACAATAAGTAAGGGAGCAGGAGATGAAACGGTCTCTTTTTGGTTTAATTCTGGTTCATTGTCTGGTACTAGATGGATTTTTTCAAACTGGGTTAGTCCATTTAGTTTTCTTATATATACTTCCAGCACAACACTAAACCTGTCTACAAGAAATGCCGCAAACACAGTAACTCTTAATGTCAGTGCTGGAACAATATCAACGGGTACTTGGTATCATGTGGCATACACCAGAATATCTGGTTCTGTGCAGTGGTATCTAAACGGTGTTGCGACAGGTTCAGCACAAGCATCGGCAAATAATGGGTGGACTGGTAATACTGTAATTGGTTCTACGGGAACAAGTGATTGGTTTAGTGGTACGGTAGATGAAGTTGGTTGGTGGAATCGTGCCTTGTCTGCCGCAGAAATCACAGCCCTATACAACTCAACAGCAGGAACAACATATCCATTAAGGTCATATCCATCTTCTACCAAAGCATACTACCCACTTAATGGAAATGCCAACGATTACAGCGGAAACCAAAACACAGGAACACCGACTGACATCACTTACCCACAAGGAAGATTTGGACAGGCGGCGAAGTTTAATGGGACAAACAGTCAAATAGGCATAGGAACTGGATGGTCTTTTAATAATGCAACCTTTACCACTGTTGTGTGGATGAGATGTACAGAGACTGGCTCTACTGACACTCGTCCTGTTCTGGGACAAGGTACTAGCCAATCAACTAATAATCTTTTAGAAATCGGAAGAAGAGCATCTAATGGCAAGTTTACTTGTGCATTTTATGCAAACGACTTAGACTCAAACACATCGGTATCAAGTAAAGGCGATTGGGAGTGTTGGATTGTTACCTATAACTCAAGTTCTCGGGAACGAATAATATATAGAAATGGTGTGCGAGATGCATCAGATACAGCATCAGCTAACTTCAATGGTTCTGGTACGGTCTATATTGGTTCCTCTAAGTTTGTAACCCCTCACTATTTTTTGGGTAGTATAGATGAAGTTATCATTGAAAACAGAGTTTGGACAGCAAAAGAAGTAGAAACATATTATAGAAAGAGTATGTTGAATTATAAACAAAACATATTTGCTCGTTTCTTACAATCATTCTCAATCTCTGAATCACTCTCACTAGCAGAAACAACATCAGCACTTAGAGCAAGAAACTTCACAACATCAGAATCACTCTCACTAGCAGAAACAATCACAGCATTAAAAGGTATTTCATTTACTATTGCAGAGAGTCTAGGACTTGTAGAAGCATATAGTTACGCACGGACTTGGGTATTTAGTATTGCAGAGAGTTTGGGATTGGTGGAGGTTAAAGCACAGGTAAAGAAGAAGTGGTTAAATGCTACAAAAACAGTATCTAGTTGGACAAATAGAAATAAGAACTAATATGGTATAATTAAACAATATGAACCCTGAAATCTCTCAACTAAAAAATCAAATAGCAGAACTCCAAAAGAAAGTAGATGCACTGTATAATCCAGCAACTATTTCAGAAGTGTTTGTTGGAGCATTGGTGGCGAGAGGATTTCTTAGATATGACAACACCAAAATAATAACTTTCACAAATCCTTCAGGGAAAGACTTTTACTCAATATTTGCAAAGTATGCTAACGAGAATATTGCTGTTTCGATTGAGGCTCAAAGCAACTTCATCAAAATAGACTCGATAAATACATCAACGGATGTGCTAACAAGTAATAATCATGGATTAAGTAATGGTCAAACAGTTTATTTTGCGACAACAAACACCCCTCCCACGGGAGTTAGTCTATCTGTCTCCTATACCATATCTAGTGCGACAACAAACACTTTCAAGTTAGATTTTGGGGGTTCTCCGATAAACATAACATCGATTGGCTCTGGGAATCATTATATAAGACCACAATAACATGTTCAAAATACCCACAGAAAACAAACAAGTAACTCAAACAAACGAATCCGATAAAGACGGTATTATTTACCGCACAAAGAACATTGACCTTAGTGAAAAGGGCTATATTAAGCTTTCAGATAGAACAAGAATACTGGCAGACAGTACAACACTAACGGATTTATCTGCATCAGCTCTTCCTGTTATGGCTTTTGGAGCTGCTAACTCAACACTGTACGCTATTTCAAATAAAAATATTTATAAATCAGGAGTAGTTCAATATTCGAATACGGTTATAAATTGGACAAAAGATGCAGAGGTAGATGTTCCCACATTAAATGCCAGCGATAATGATATTCTTTCGGTTCGTATGAGAGTGGGTAGTAGTACAACAAACTGGGTTATAGTGGCTAATTCGTCAGGGAATCTTTATGCAGGAAGCAATTTTAATGATTGGGAAACAATGACCCTTGTGTCAGGGAATGCTTATACTATTGCTGTTTTCGAAAATTTAAATTCGTTAGCGTACGCAGATGATGATACCGTGAGTCTAATAAGTCTTTCAACAGGCTCAATGACACCAACTATTACCCTTCAACTACCAGTTGGGCGTTATCAGATAACCTCAATGGATTGGGCAAACAATAGACTATACATAGGGACTTATTCCAGAGATACTGGGAAAGCACTATTGTTTGAATGGGATGGGCTTACAACACAAGCCAATACTGCATATAATGTTGGAGCTGGTTCAGTGTATTCTGTGACCAAGTATCAATCGGGAGTTGCTTGTGTTACTTCAATGGGTGAAATCTTCTATTGTAGTAGTGGATTAAGCAAGCTTGCCTCATTCCCCAACTTCTTTGAAAAGAAAGAACTTTCATTAAGTAGGGGTATCAATGCACCTATTTTAAGGCGAGGAGTGATAGCTGACGGAGATGACCTATATATATCAGTAAACTCACACAGGAGCAGAAGTGAAGAGGTGGACGGGCAAAGGCAACCATACAACTTTCCTTCTGGAGTATGGGTATATAATCCAAAAACGGGGCTAAATCTAAAGCACACTATTGGTCAATCCAGTGAGCCCGTAACCAATGCAATCACAACAGGAAATGTAAACACAGGAACTGGAGTTATAACTGTCGCAGGAGCAACCGTACCAACAACAGGCACACCTTGTTTTTATTACTCAGGTGCAACTTCTCAAGGGATAGGAGGACTCAAATCATCAAATAGATATTTTGTAATCAATGTGAGTGGCACAACCTTAAAACTTGCATCAACTTACGCAAACGCTATTGCAGGGACAGCAATTACATTAACAAGTACTGGATTGGATACACAGTTTATAACTTTTAACTCTAACGCAGACTTTGGAGGAATAAATAATAAATATGGAGGTCTTGCACTTATTAGAGAAATAAACCCTCTTTTCACGACTTCAAGTGGAACAATTAGTAACCTGCTTATAGGTGGATGTGTTCAAGGTGCAACTTCAACAACATCTAATGTTACATCCATCCATGCAACCCAAAAGTTTCAGGAGAACAGAGGTGTATTTGAAACTCCAAAGCTAGAATCGCAGGAAATAAAAGATATGTTTACCAGTGTAGTAACAAAGTGGAAGAAAACCTTAAAACCAGAAGACAAAATTATTATTAAATACCGAACAGAAGACAATACACTTCGAGATAGTTACATAGTTTCAAACCCAACAATCACTTGGGTGGATTCGACTTCTTATACAACAACGGAGGACATATCTGGGGTGGTAATTGGAAATGAGGTAGAAATTATTAGTGGTGCAGGTGCTGGTTATCTTGCTCATATCACCAACATTGAAGAAAGTGGTGGGACATATACGGTGACTATCGATGAGGTAATTGAGAATATTTCAGCTAATGATAAAGCAGCGGTCATTTACACTAACTACAACAAATTAACAGCAATAACTGCAATGGAAGACATCGTAAACTCTGCTTCTATTGGTGCTACTGGTTCGTGGATTCAAATAAAGATAGAGCTGAGGGGAATCAATTTCAAGCAAGAAGAATTAATTATCGGTAACAACGAACACACACCAGTGTTATAATATAAATACATATGGATTTTTTAAAAAACCTTTTTAGTGGCTCAAAACAAAGTACTCCCAAAAGTACAGATTTTAATAGTTTTATGAGTAACTACACTCAACCAACAACAAACTACAACAAAGTGGGCAATCAACCTGTTGTTAGTAATGCTCCAAATATAAGTACACAAACTGGACCGAAATACATTTCACCAACTGCATCAAGTTCACCAGTAAATCTTCCCACTATCAAAAGACAACCAGTTTCAACAACTATCCCCGCTTCAAGTCTTTCAACAGAAACAACACCTATTCCAGATTTTAGCTTTGCACCGACTACAAGTAATGTTATGGACACACTGCCTGTTTTTGGTTCAGAAGACACAGAACAAAAGGCGACTTCATCAAAGCCAAAGACTCTTCAAGAATCAGTACAAGAGAGACTTGCCACACAACTTTCAGGTGGTTCTGCAATAGACACTTCTGCTATAAGAGAGCAGCTGCAAATTGACCAAAAAAGAAAACGGTCAAAAGATTTGGAAAATGCTATTTTACAAAAACAACAACAAGTACAAAAACAAGTTGAAGCACTGGAGAAAAACCCAGAAGGAGTTTTTGGGGGTGCTCTCAATGCACAAATAAATAAACTTTCACGAGAAGCATCACGAGAACTTGCAGACCTTTCTATTGCGTATAAGATTGCAAATGATGATTACCAAGGAGTACAATCTACTTTACAGGCATACGAGAAAGACTTGAAAGACCAAAGAGACTATGAACTCCAAGTTATGAATCAAGCAATGGACTTCCTACAAAACGATTTATCTGAATCTGAAAAGATGCAAATTCAACAAAACTTTAAACTCCAAGAGATTGATTATGAAAATCAGTTCAAGGAACTGGCGTCGTCTCAAGAAATAGCACAACAACAAGCACAAGCACAGCCTTGGGTTACCGCTATCTCAAATGGAACAACTCAACTTAAAGATGTTCCAAAAGAACTCCAAACATCAGTTGTTTCACTTATGAACCAATCAGGTGTAGTAGACCCAACAACTAAAGCAAAAACACAATCAGACCTTAGTCTTGCAGATAATTTGTTTGAGTTGATTAACGACCCAGCACTTGGAGCATCAACGGGCTTTCTTGGAAGTAGATTACCGAGTCTTAAAACCCTCACAGGTGCTACAACAGACTTTAAACGAGCCTTTGAACAGGTTAAAGGGGCTCTTACTGTTGGTAACTTAGGGCTTATGTCAGGAGTATTGTCTGAAACTGATATTAAGATTCTTGCAGATGAAGCAACTAAACTAAACCTAGACCTTTCAAAAGATGAATTTATCAAAGAGGCAAAGAATTTACACAGTCTATATGTTTCAAAGATTATAGAAAAACCTTTTGTTGATGTTCAGACAAAAAAACAAGTTTTGACAGATAAAATCTTGTTAGATGACCCGAACAAATCAGATGAAGAAGTAGCAGAAGAAGTAAATACTTTAATTAAAGCATACTTACCTCAAACCTCTTTTAATTCGGCTGGAAATGCCTCAGCTTCCGTACAAATACCTCAATCAAGTAGATTGGCGTATGTAAACAATAACCCAGCAAATCTTAGGTTTGCAGGGCAATCAGGAGCGACAGAGGGAGAAGGTGGATTTGCACGATTCAACTCACCACAAGAAGGATATAATGCTCTTTTAAGACAAATCGAGTTAGACAAATCACGAAATCTATCTGTTTCAAAGTTTATCAATAAGTTTGCTCCCCCAACAGAAAACGATACGAACAGTTACATTAACTTTGTTGTAAATAGTCTGGGAGTAAGTCCAACAACAAACATATCGCAGATACCAACACCACAACTTGCAAAAGTTATGGCATTAAAAGAATCATCAACTAAAATCGCATAATATGAACCCAGAAGAATTACAAAAAATACAAGAGTTGCAAAAAAAATACGGATTAAGTGGTGGTAACTTTTCAGAACCACAATCAGAAATACAATCTGATGTTGCTTTGGTACAGTCAAGACGAAAAGCAATTAAGGGAAACAAAGGATTTATTGCTGACCTTAAAGGAATTGGTACTGGAATAAAAGAGGACTTAACAAAACGAGGTGAGAATATAGAAGAAATATCTACACTTGAAAAACAAGGACAAGGTACTGGTACTTCCCTATTTCAAAAATTTGGTCAAGTTGCAGGCGGTGTATCTGATGTTATTGGTCAAACATTTATGGGGGGTGTTAAAGCACTCACGCCACAACCTATTCAAGAAGCAGTAGGGGAAACTGTACAAACAGGAGTTGAAAAAGTAGTTGATACAGATATTGCACAATCCATTATTCAGAAGTATCAAAATGCAGACCCAACAACTCAAAAAAACATTGATGCATTACTCGGTATCGGTTCTCTAGCAACAGATGTATTGGGAGCAGGTCTTGCAAAAAAACCAGTTACACAAGCAGTTAAAAAGGGAATAGAGACTGGTGGAGATGTAATTCAGGCAACGGGAAGAGCAATAGAACCAGTTACTAATATTGCGAAAGGGACAGTGGCAGGTGTTCAAAACTTAGGGCAAAAAGTTGCAGATGTTCCTTCAAGGATTGGAGCAAATCTAGCAGAACAAACAGCAAAACGAGCAGATATAAAATCTCTAAATAATCCAGTAGTTCAAAAGGCTGCCAGAGAGGGTATTGAGGTTACAGACTTACAGACAGTTAGACAAATCCCAAGGGCAGAGCGACCAGCACTCAAAAAACTTGCAGATACAGTTAAAAACTTTGCAGACGGGAAAACGAAAGTAAGTCCTTTTGAAGTTGTTGGTACACCTATTGTTAAAAGACTAAAAACTCTTGATAATCAAGTTAAGGGTTTTTCAAGACAACTTGATTCTGTGGCAGAAGGTCTAAAAGGACAGCCGATAAATAATATGGGTTCAGTATGGCAAACAGTAAGCGATGGTCTAAATAGATTAAAAGTCGGAGTCGCAGATGATGGAAAACTCAACTTTACAGGTTCTCAACTTGAAGGACTTGGTAAAAGTGGAGATGTGGTAAGCAATGTGTTCAACCGAATCAATCGAGCAAATGATGCTTCTGATTTACATATTCTAAAAAAGTTTATCGATGAAAATGTTTCGTATGGAAAACGAGTAGAAGGATTGTCGGGAGAAGCAGAAAAACTTCTTAAAGAATGGCGAAGAACCATCGATGCAATTCTGGATGCTCAATTTCCATCATACAACAAAGTAAACACTGAGTTGTCAAAACGAATACAACCGCTCAATGACCTAAAAGACTTGCTTAAAAATGCAGATGGGCTTGATTCTGATTTGCTTTCCCAAAAGGCTGGTATTCTTGCACGAAGAATTACAAGTGCATCTCCTTCTAATCCAGAAATTAAACAAATACTAAGAAACTTAGATAAACTTACTGGTAAAAAGGGTCAGACTCTACTAAGTACAGAACGACTACAAGACTTCTACAACATACTTAACAAGTATTACGACATCGCCCCAAAAACAGGATTTCAAAATCTTGTTAAAGAGGGTGTAGAAGGCGGAACCACGGCTATCGGTCTCGTAACTGCACCAGCAAAGAAATTGGTGGGTCAAACAGATGCTGTAAGACGAAAGGCTTTTGAAGACGCTCTTACAGAATTGTTTAAGTAGATAAACACATCTAGTTACAACTTCCGAATAAGTAAAGTACACCATGTTGATATGGTATAATTAAACCAACACTATGACCGAAAAACAAAAGCAAAAACTACTTAAATTAGCAGAAATAGCAGACAAAGGAGAACTCGCAATTGTGGAGTACATTATGGAACTCGAAGAAAAGATTGATGAGGCTATGCCATCAATTATAAAAGAATTACTATTAAAAATAAAAGGAGATAAGGGTGACAAACACACAGATGAAGAACTAATAGCCCTTATAACACCCCTAATACCTCCAGTACAAGACGGAAAGACACCAACACGAGATGAACTACTTTCTCTTATTAAACCTCTTATACCACAAGTAAAAGATGGTGTTTCTCCTACAAAAGTGGAGATTATTTGGAAGATAACAATATTAATATGCACAACATAGAAAAAACAGAAGAATTAAAAGCAATAGAAGAACTAAACGAAATAAACACTTGTGCAGAAAATGCTATCAATGAATTTCACGCCTTCACTAAAAAAGCATACGATGTGTTTTGGTTTGGTGAAGTAAGTCCAAAAGTGAAAGCTGAACTTCTGGGAACAGATGCAATCAGAGTGTTTACAGACAGTGCCGAAGCACAAGCATTTATTGCTAGTAAAATGGAAGGATATATCCCACTTGGAGTACCAGAGGGATATGAAGTTACATTTAATCAAGATGGAAGTGCAATAATCACAGGAGATTTAATTGAATAATGAAAACAATCACATTTAATATCCATTCAGGAAATGGTCTTATATCAAAAGCAATCAAGTGGATAACACTAGGGGATTATTCTCATACATCAGTTGAATTTGGAAAAGACAGATTTGAATCTATTATGGGGAAAGGAGTGATAATGAACGGACACCAAAAAATCAATATATCTAAAATAGTAGAAAGCTATGAGGTGAAAGTAACTAATGACACTTTTACAGAACTCAAATTATGGACAAGACAACAAGTAGGTAAAAAATATGACTACCTTGCTATCCTCTCTTTTATCTCTCCATTGTTTTCAAAACCCCGAATAGGATTGTGGTATTGCTCTGAACTGACTTATGTAATCTATGCAAAAGCACGAGGAGTGATGGATTTGATAGAAAATCAGAAAGTAAGCCCTTCGCAGTTTAGGGATATTATTAGGTTGAATAAGAAAACGAAGAAGGTATTATGAGTACAGAGGAAACAAAAGTAGCAGTAATGCAAAAAGAAATCAGTTACATTTCAAAGCAAGTTGATACTATTCTTTTAAAACTTGAAGAAAATGTTCGATTGCACGAAGCTCAAATGAACAGATTGCAAACAGAAATGGATAAAAGATTTGATGGTGTTCATACACGAATAGATACTAAGGCAGACCAAGCAGAAGTAGATAAAATCAATTCTGTACTTTCTCGGATAAATTGGATTATAATTACAGCAGTTCTCGGAGCATTATTAGCACTTATTATAAATTCACAATAATATGATAGAAAAATTCATTCACTCACCAGTTCCTGTTCCACTTGTAATCCATCAATCTTTTGGAGCTAACAGGGCTTGTATTAGTGAAACAACAGGAAAGACAATTACTTGCGATGGTTTGAACCCGCCAAAAGGATATCGTTCTGTATACTCTAAAATGAAAGGACACAACGGTTTAGATATTGGAGCTACATCGTGGCAACCTTGTTACAACGCTCAACGAGGTATAGTTGCAGAAGTATCAACTGAAAAAGATAGAGGTCTTGGAGTTGGAGTCATTACTAAGGATAAATACTTCTGCGAGGAAACAGGTAAACCAGAACACTTTAAAGTACGATACTGGCACTTCTGGGCTAATAATGTAGAGGAAGGTCAAGAAGTAGATACGGGGGCATTACTGGGCTTCTGTGGCTCTACAGGGTACTCATCTGGGGTACACTTACACTTAGAAGTTAAACCTGTAAAAGTATCTTGGTCAAAAGGTAAAATAAAAAGTTACTCAAACATCTTGCAATCTAATGGCTACTTCGGTGCAGTAGACCCAACACCTTATATGTCTGATATATATGTATTAGATTTTATTTCTGTATGGAAAAAAGTAACAGAAATATCCGCAAGACTCGCTGAGATAGTAGCTGATAAAATAAGAGGATAATATGACAAACGAACAATACATAAAAGACCTTCAATTCATTAAATGACACTTAGAACATAAAGACACTGAATCTGTATTACAGGTGATAGATATCATCACTAAACGATACGATACAGGCTCAACTATTCCTGATATTGTAGACCCTGGAAGTGAGAACTTGTGTGATAGCTGTCAGTAATTACTCCAACCCATAATTTCCCCTGTAATATCATCAGTGAGAATAATACTAGCGTCATTTAAAGACTTATGTTTTTTCTTTGATTGACCAGCGTGAAATATTGCAAGGTTTATATCCACCTGTTTTTGTATAAAAGCATTTCTATATTCAACATAGTCACACTCTGCACAAGTGCTCCAGTCAGAAACCTTTAATACTTCCCCACACTCTTTACAGTAGTGTTTTTTTATAATCTTTTTAATTCCCATTGTTAAATATTTTATCATGGCTTGTTACATTAACACATAAAGTTATACACATGCAATATGTTTGACATTTTTTATTGTTTGTTATACTTAAACTAATGATAACTCTAAAAGGACAACCACTTTCTACTAATCACATCTATAAGACAACATGTCGAAATGGTTTTGCTTCAATTTATATGTCCAAAGAAGGCAAGGAACTAAAAGAAGATTATATAAGACAAGTTAAAAGACAATGGAAGGAAGACATCATAAAGGACAATGTATCTCTGTCTTGTGTCGTATACCATAAAGACAGAAGAAATCGAGACATAGACAATACGAACAAGTTGATTTTCGATTCTCTTTCTGGAATTGTTTTTGAAGACGACAAACAAATTAAGGAACTTTATATAAGAAAAGAAGTTGATACACAAAACCCAAGAGTGACTATTGAAATAATGGAAGTATGAAAACCAGAAAGCAACTATTAAAAATAGAGATAAATCGTTGCAAGAAAAATCTGAAAACTATTACTGACCTCCACCGAATCGCAATCATAAAAGAACATATAGCATATCTTGAAAATGGTCAAAGACCGATATAACAGAAGAATTAGAGAACTCTGTTTATATACCTGAAAATGTCATACGACAAGCAGACACCAGAAACCAAGACCATGACTTCTATAATTAGGCTGTGGAAAAGTGTGTTGAAAACCTTTTAAAAATGATATAATAAAAATACACCGAAACCGATAGAAACGCCGAGAAGTACGCCGATTGACCGCCTTGAACCATGCACTTGGAAACAACATTTTACGCCAAACAATTAAGTACATAATAATACTTCTGGTCTATTTACTTTTAGCCACATTAACACTACAAGTATCTGCCGCAGAAGCACCGAATGTTGAAACAAACCCGAATGATATGGTTCTCGAAGCTCCTTTTGCTTTACCTACTTTAAAAGTTCCTTCTCATAAACAATATGCCTATTATGCAGTCAAAGATAAGTGGGGTGTAAAGGAATGGAACGCTTTTGATAAAATAATTACCAAAGAGTCTAACTGGAATCACCTCGCTCAAAATCCCACATCAACTGTTTATGGTTATGCTCAATTTTTAAATTCAACTTGGGGTTTGGTTGGCTGTAAAAAGACTTCTGACCCTGATGAGCAGATAAGATGTGCAATCCTTTACATTGAAACTGTTTATGGTTCTCCACAGAAAGCTTGGAGTTTTCATTTACAAAATAATTGGTACTAGATATACTTTAATAGTCACATTTAGTGACAAACGCCTCAAAAGTTATTACACTCACAAGCCCTTGTGGGTGTTTTAATGTGTGGAAAACTTTTTATAAAAAACATTGAAAGTTGTATAATAAGAATAGAGTTGTTTGTAGAAGGGGGTGAGGTAACTTTCCAGAGAGTACACCAAACCTAGTCGAGTGTGCTGATACCAAGAAACTAGTTAGGGCAAATCAAGAAGTAATCAGACAAAACCTTGTACTCCTCCCCTCCTGCACACAACACGCTCATCACATGAAAAATCTAATGGACAAAATAACTGACGCAACAGTTATGGCACTTCTTGTCATATTTGTTGTACTTGCAATCACCTACTACGCAATCAAAAAAGATGAATCATTGTAAACGCTGTGGTTCTTCTGAGAATCTCTCAAAACACCACATTTTTCCTGTTTGTTTTTTTGGTAAACAAGGAAACGAACTCCTTGTTCCTCTCTGTAAGAATACTTGTCACACGAAAGTCGAAGCATATATTCTTGCAGTTGAATCGTTTGTTGGTCAAAAAAGATTTGGCACACGCCACAGACTCAACAAAAAACAGTATCTTGAAATCGCACAGTATCTCAATATTCTATGAAACTGGTAACTATGCAAAAACTAAGGGAGGTTAAAACTCCCTACATGAATGATGTAGAGCATATCCATGACTGGATAAGTCCTGTATCAGTCATCGTTAAAGGTATCGTGGAACAAACAGCTGGTCTGATGGTTTCCGATACTCTCATCGCCACTACTCGTATGATGACCGACAAAGATGTTGCCATTGTATTGAGTACGGGCGAAATTGTGAAGGGTGTTCAAGTTGATTATGTCAATGAAAATCTCCTTCTGTCTTTTTACAGCGTTCCAAAGCAAATGGTTTGGCACAAAACACCAACCAGAATCGAATCAACAACGATTAGTTCGTTTTTGTTTGCCTATGTCCCTCACAAGAAGTTTCTGTTTTCTAAACTTATTCCTAATCGTGATTCACGAACAAAGGAACATCTTGATGAAACAGGGAGTATTCAAATGGATATAGACAGTATCGAAGACACTAGTGTCGTGGTCGATAGGTTCGGCTATGTCTATGGCATAGGTGTTGGCTCGTGTTTTGACGAGCTGGTCGTTCAACCAATAACCCTCAAACAAGCTACATGAACTTCCCTCATCACTGCGACCACGATAATATTCCACCTCAACGCATAGAAATTCAACGCATGTTGTTTATCGAAAGAAATGGCGTGTGGATATATTGGACTAACCACATGGAGTTTATCGACTCCATTCCTGAACTAGACCTGTCAGAGTCAAAGTTCCTCCATTAACAAAACGCCCCTAGCAATAGGGGTGTTCATTTTATTTTATATCCAGCTAACCAGTAAAGAGGGTCTTCATGAACAACAGGTTTTTTATATTTGTGTTGTTGTCTGTATCTCAGATTGGCTTCACTTTTACAATCCTTACAAGGTTGTGACCAACCCCTCACATCTTTTGATTTACACATCTGGTCAATCATCTTTTCTTTTTTACATCTACTGCAAATCATATTTCAAATTTAGCCACCTCCTCATCTTCCCACTCTTTTAATTTTGATTTCAAGAACGCAACATCGTAATTAAGTCTAATGTAAATACCAAATCCAAGTATTGTTAGTTGAGAGTTGCACGCTTTTAACCATTTCTCGTGTTCTACATAGAACTCAATAAATGTAAAAGTATACCAATTCCATTTTCCTATTAGTTGTTTCCAGTCGTTCTTAAATTCAAATATCAGTTCTTTATTTTTCATATGGATTTTTTTTAATTATTTGCTTAATTGCTTTAACTTTCTTCTCTCCCAAATGCTTTTCCATTCTTTGTTTTAACTTCTCGCAATCATAACAACCTTTTTGGAAGTTTTGCAATGCAAGTTCATAAACATGTGCCAGTTGTGATTCTGTAAGTTTCATTTTTGTATTCCTCAAATAATTTAACAAACTCTTCGTCTGATAAGTAGAATATATCTGCACACCTGTCGCCCATTTGACCAGTAGGATAATCTTTACTCCTGAGCCATTCAAAGAAGTTAAATAATGTCTGACCTATTCTCATTGGTGGAATCGACCAATCTTTAAGATATTGTGTTTGCATATTGTTACTTGTTAGTGCTTTTAAACCCCCCTTTCGAGCCCACTTATGAACCTATCCACATCCCATTCGTAATAACCATAACTTCCGTCTTCCATGATTGGACATGCTTGTCCCACCATCCACTTGTGGAATGTTTCTAAATCACCACCTGCTTCTAATACTTTATTTTCTGCTTGTTGTTTATTCATTTTGTGATTCGATTAGTAACTCCAGCTGTGCCAGTCCTCTCCAACATACCTTTGCAAGATGGTACACACCATCATCATCAACAATTTCTCCCGAAGCGTGGTCAATTAAATGTCTTGTAAGTGCATCGAGTTGGTCTTTTGATTTACTTCTATCCCAGTGGAGTGGTTGTCCTTCGAGGTGTTGTTTATTTCCAGCAAGACTAGCCCTTGAAACTTCTGCGAGTGCTTTTGGAAAGTAAGCTAATACTCCTGAAAAAATAGGGGTGTTCTTGCGTTCCTGTGCCTTGTCTACTTCAACTTCTTTTGAGTATCTTCTAACTGTGTATAATTCTCCACACTCAATACAACAACCTTCATCGTCTGTATGTACGATGTCTGATGTGTATGGGTCTTTACATGTACATATTTCATTCATAGTTTTATTTTAATTTATTTATAAAAAAATACCACCAACTTATCAACAGATAAGTGGTGGATTAAGGAATCGGAACATCTGTAATCACAGGGAGTCCTTGATTCACAGTGATATACAGATAACCAGAGAGAGAGGAGTAACCCAATCCTTTGGAGTAACTGTTGCCAGTGAAGATAGAAGGTGCGTGAATAATTCTGTGGTTAAGACCATCTGCAAGTGTCTTTCGAGTATGCAAGTGAGCAAAGATACAGAGGTTAAACAGACCAGCGAATCCATATTGATTGATAATCAGTTCAGGATTTTTCTTCGAGAGAAGAAGATGACCGTGTGAAGGCACAAACCCACAGTTGTCCATTTTGAAAGGAGCAACATCAGGCGACCATGACAATTTCATTTTGTTTCCAAAACGAGCGTTGAGGACATAGTGTACCCATTGCACAACTTCTCCGATAGTATCTTCTTTGTTGTTGCTTGAAGTTCGGTCATGATTTCCTGCGAGGAGTATAACCTCACCAACATTGTTCACAGATGAGATGAACTTTGTAAGGACTTCAATGACTTGGATAGTGGCTTTGACACCATACCCATACTTCTTGTCGATGTTCTTCCATGAGTTGATATGATTCAAACCAGTGAAGGATTCGATGAGGTCACCATTGATAACAATAATATTATTCTTTGCTTTTCTCTGGTTCGCATCTTTTGCAACATGAGCAAGTTTCTTTTCAAGCACTTCATGGTTGAAGGCTGGAAGGTTTCTCTCCGCTTCAATGTCAGCTCCATAGTGCAAGTCAGCGATATGAACAATGGCATTACCAATCTTCACATCACGACTCTTCCGTACAACAGGTGCTACTTTACAAGCAGTGATATATTCCAGCAGCTCATTTTCAAATTGATGCCTTCTATATTCAGCATCTGCGACCACCTTGATTGCTTTTGAGTATGCCTTATTTCTTTGCTTGGTGTCTTCGTGTTCGATGACAGCACGCATGTTTTTGGGCGAATACTTTTCTGCAATTTTAGATGCTATCATATCACACGCCTCTTTTTCAGAAACAAGCGATAGGGAATATGGACTGAACACATCGGAATCTTTTACAAGGTCGAAGGTTCGTTTAACAGATTGCCATTGAAGTGCATCAAAACCATGTTTGTTTTGCACCTGTACAGCAGACATATTAAGTCCATGCTTTGAGTATTCATAGAAGATAGTGTCGAGTTCTTCAACTGTTAGTTCGATAACTCCACGCTTATACTTCCAAGAAACACTCTCTCCGTTGACAAAGAACTTTTCTTCTTGTTCTTCGACAACAGTTTTTACTGTTTTCTTTTTCATTATTTTAGAGTGCTGTTCATTTTTAATTATAACATCTACTTGCTCTTGACTTTCGTTGATTTAATTATAGAATGGATAACTTTTTTGTACACCAAAACCTGTGGAAAACTTTTTTATGAAATATGCGTTCTAAGGGGTGTTTATGTGCTAAATGACTACTTACTCGTATTTAATATAAAAAGCCCGTATAAGGGCATTCAGGGGTTAATTACAGTAGATTAGATGCCTTAATGAAGTCCACTTTAATGCTATTCAAGAAATCAATATCTTTTGAAGTAAAATTATAACCCGTTCTCGCTAAAAACTTTAAAGAAAGCGATAGTAAAAAAACATGTTCTTTTTGTGTGTGTCCAATATGTGAGTGACACTCAGAACAAATCAAACTCGCATTTACAGGAGATGACGACACTCGCCCATAGGTGTGGTTTAATTCTAAACCTTTATCACTCCTTCCACACATCCAGCACCCATATTCATATAAGAATAAGTTGCGTGTATTTTGAGAAAAAGGGTGCTTTAATTTCACTAAAATTCAGGGTCATATTCTTCTTGTGGATATTCAACCTTTTCAATCTTATCTTCAAAGTGTAAATCTCTTGCAAGGTTATATTCCTGTGCATTAGGCATTTCTTCGCCACGTGACTCTGCAACCCACCTTCTAATCTTTTCCATATACATAAACGCTTCGTTTGTTTTTACATTGTTATCCATTATTGAGTTTACTATTCTCGTTTCTTTTTTAGAGATTGGATTGTACATATCAGTTCCATTAAATTCTTCTTTTAAGAACGAGTGTAATTCATCTATTGAATAAGTTTTAAGGTGGTCGTCTAGGTTTTTTATAAAAGGCAACCACGCTCCGAAGTAAAAGCCCCTAAGTTCATCTGATACAGTTGCCTTTTTCTTTCTAGGTATTATCTCTAAGTAATCTCCATCGTTTTCTTTCAGGTGGTCAATAAACATGTTGCGTACTTGTGGAGCAAATACCATACCTTTGTTTTTTATTTGTGCAATGAAGCGTTTCACCTTAGTACAAAGTTAGTCCATTAGTGATAATGAACATCACTCCTTGATAGATATAATACCCAACTGCTAGTGTCATGATTGTATATCCTATCTTTTCATACCAAGTTGTTTTAGTTGTTTCACTAAATCCAAAGAAGTCATCACTATCTACTAGACGAAAGTCTGCTGAGTAATCTCTTTTGTTTAATCTTGTTTTCTTTGTTGCGAAGTCTTTATAGTTTTCCATGTTTGTTTTGTTATTTGTTAATCCTGTCTACCTCTATATAATACACTATCAGTATTTATTGTAAAGTGAGTGAGTGTGGATAACTGTGCATAACTTTTACACAAGAACAAGCCAGATGATATAATTAAGAGGTAAATAACGAATTGGACAAGAAGTTATTTATTTGATAAGTTGCATTATTCAGAGTCTTGAAAAGAAAGCGGGGAGGGTGAAAACCCAACGGTTCGCAACTACCGTAAGTCCAACCCTTCTTTCTTTTTAGGACTTTAATTTATTAAAGTATGGCAAATAACAAACAGCGATACATAAACACTCGCTTGTGGAACGATACTTATGTATCAATGCTCGACCCAATAGAGAAACTATTATTCGTCTATCTACTGACGAATGAGCATACAAACATATCAGGAATCTATGAGATGCCATTAAAAATAATGGCTGTGGAAACAGGTCTTGATGAATCAATGTTGAAGAAAGTTTTTGGCAGATTAAAGTCAAAAGTGAATTATGTTGATGGCAGGGTTATAATAAAGAACTTTATCAAACACCAAGAAACAGGAAGTCCGAATGTTCGGAAGGGGATTTTGAATTGTTTAGAAGAATTAAACAAAGACTTCTTAAAAGATGTTGTAAACAAAGGAATTTATGTACTCCCTATATACTATATAGATACCCTATGTATACCCTATGTAGAGGGTCGGAACTATTTAGATTTAGATTTAGATTCTAATTTAGATTTAGATTCTACGGAACTGCCTCAAAAATCTTCTAAAAAGAAAATAGAAAAGGAACTCTTTGGAGAACTTGAAAATGTAAAACTAACAAACGAAGAGTATCAGAAGTTGATTGATAAGTTTGGAGATAAAAATACAAACATACTTATTTTTGAGTTAGATACCTACATAGGTTCAAAAGGAGATAAATATAAATCTCACTACGCAACCCTGTTGAACTGGGCTAAAAGAAAATGGGAACAACAGGAGGAGAAGAAAATTATCAAAAATAATAACATAGCATTTACCTAATATGAACTTAAAAGTAAAAGTAATCTGTGGTTTTAGAAAAGACCAACAATACACAATAGACGCAGAAGAATCACACAAAGCATACTACCTTTTTTTGAATCCAGAAAAGAGAGGAATATTTAAAAATGGAGTTGCTCTTATTGGAAAAAACATACAATCAATAGAACCAGACTATCACGCAACAATGGGCTGGAATGAATCACATCAAATTGGTGGTGATGATTGGAATGAAATAAATAAATACAATTTAAAAAACTTAATCTCACACAAACTTGAAGACGCAAAGAAGGTTGCTAACTTATTAGCAGAAAATCCGAGAGTTTTCGCCCTACCCCTTACAGAAGTAAAACAAACATTACTTGAATCCAGCATAAAATAGGCTGTGGATAAACCTTTTGACTATCTCATACACTTTGATATACTAACTATGTTATTGGATTAACAATAAAAAATGCAATTAAAAGGAACAAAACTTAATGTATACAGGTACTTGAAAGAAGAACCTCGTAGTCGAGAAAGGAAGAATAAATCTCGTGCATTGGAGAAAAGTACTTGCTGATTACCCAGCATTACGAGGAAGTGACTACTTCAAAGGCAAGAAGAAATCACGAGAGAAGGTATTACAAGACTTAAAAGAATAAATATGGAAAACTTAATAAAAGAGTTAGTAAAAATTCAAAAGACACTCAAGGCACCAAAAAATCAATACAACAGTTTTGGTAAATATAAGTACCGAAACTGTGAAGATATACTAAACGCAGTAAAACCTTTGCTACCAGAAAATATTACCACTTACACAACCGATGAAATTGTATTAATTGGGGATAGGTACTACATTAAATCATATGCAGTATTTACAGATGGTACAAATAAAGTTGAAGTAAATGGTTTTGCCCGAGAATCACTTACCAAAAAAGGTATGGACGATTCACAAATTACAGGTACAGCATCTTCATACGCTAGAAAATATGCACTCAATGGATTGTTTGATATTGACGATTCAAAAGATGCCGATACAGACGAACACACAAACCAAACCAAAGCAGAAATAAACCCTGATTTGTTACTTGTGATAAAAGAAGCAACAACCGAAGAAGAACTAAGAAAAATTTGGGAAGAACACAAAACAGTAAAAGGTCTTGGAAAAGAAATAACAAAAAGAAAAAATGAAATTACACAAAGTTAAACAAAGAACTCCTGAATGGTTTGACTTGCGAAAAGAATATCCTTTAACAGCAAGTAATGCACAAGCCATAGGAAACAATGGAAAAGGTCTTGAAACATTGTGTTGGGATAAACTAGCCGAGATACACTCGAAGACACCAAAAGAACAATACACAAACGAACATTTAGAAAGAGGTATTGAGTTAGAAAACGAAGCACGAACCATTTACGCAATGGAAACAGGTAACAAAGTTGAAGAAGTTGGGTTTGTGACTAATGAAGAAATATCAAAAGTTGCAGGTGCAAGCCCAGATGGAATAGTAAATGAAGATGGGCTTGTAGAAATTAAGTGCTTCGCAGACACCAAACACTTTAAAATGATTGTAAATGGACTTGAAATAGAGTCACAGTATATGTGGCAAATGCAAATGCAATTACTTATTACGGGTAGAAAATGGGTAGATTTTGTCGCCTACAACCCAAACTACGACAAATCAATCCTGATTCAAAGGGTTGAGACCGATGAAGTTGTGCAAGAGAAGATAAAAACAGGATTGAAGATTGGGGAGAAATTATTAGAAGAAATTAAACAAAAAATAAAATGAATTTAAACAAAACACTTATTGCTGGAAACTTAACCCGTGACCCAGAAAAGAAAGCACTGCCAACAGGAAGTAATGTTACAAACTTTTCAGTAGCAGTAAACAGAGTATGGTATAAGGACGAACAAAAACAAGAGGCGACCGAATACATAAACATTGTCGCTTTTGGAAAACAAGCCGACACAATCGCACAATACTTTAAAAAAGGTTCTTCTATTTTTGTTGAGGGAAGGATACAAACACGAAGCTGGGAAGACAAAGAGGGAAACAAGAAATACGCAACAGAAGTTATTATGGAGAACTTTCAGTTTGTAAATTCAACGAAGCAAGAAAAACAACCCTTAGAAAAATCAACAGAAGAAATTGAATATCCAGAAGATGATATTTCTCCTGAAGATGTACCATTTTAGCGATTAGGCAAACATAATTGTTTGCCTACCCTCCGAGAACTTCAAGGACTATTTGTTAATCCCGCTCTGTCTTTATTTCTTAGGGGGTAGATAAACCGTTATGAACAAAAAACAAAAATTATTTAAGCATTTAGACGAACATAGATATGCAACCGACAGTGATGTTGCTCGTATTTGGGGTGGAGAACCTAACTGGTCGACAGTAGAAGAATATAAACGACAATGGCAAAGACTTGCAAACGACAAGGAGTATTTTGCAGACAAGGAAATATTAGGAATAGAAAAGTGGGGAAGAAAACACCTTGCAGAATTGAAAGGTGGACATAGGTATATCAGCAAACTTTTCTATGAAGAACAGAAACCTAGATTCAAAAAAGACTTTTCAAAGCACAGATTTTTCTATAAAGGAAATGAACTTTACAATATCAAAGAAGCGGAGTGGTCATTTAGCGGATTTGATTTAAAGGCAAACTGGAAGAATAAGGACGAAGATAATCGAGAATGTTTGGGCTATTTTTACTTAAAAGACCTAGAAATTTTTGATAAATAAGGCTTAAAACTACATGTGGATAACTCAAGTTAAAACACTTGCACCTTTAATACACTATGTTACACTATAAATGTAGACAGGATTAACAAATAACAATAAACAATATGAGTACAGCAAAAAATATTATAGAAGGATTAGAAAACACTATCGGAGTACCAAACGCATTTGGTTCAAAAGATATGGATTACGAAGAAGTAAAAGAAACACCACCAGCACTACGACCAACAGGAGTACAGTTTGAACAAGAAGATGTAGAACGAGAAGACGGCCCAGACTTTGACCGAGATATAGTAGCAGAAGACTTAGCAGATTGGGAAGATGACTCTAACGATATGTAATATGCTCTGGCTCATCATAACAATAACTTGGATTCTTGTAGGATTATCAGCACTAATAATTAAGAATAAATAATATGAAAGAAACAACAACACAAGATGCAAGTATTGCAGAAGAATCTAAAAACAACATTATCTTCCAAAAGCAAGATGGAGAAGAGGTGCTACGATTCACGGCAGAAGGAGATTTTATTTGGAGAGGAAAAACAGTATACAACGACAAAGATTTAGTAGATGCTTTTAGAGATATTGTATTTCACTTAAAGAAGGAATAATTATTAACGAGGAGTGTAGAGCAGGTGGCTAAGGAGGTTCGTGTGGCATTACGACACATTATACTAGTTTGAATCATACTTGAAGCCACCTACCCTGCACTTCTCACATAACAATACATATGGAAACAACAATAAAAATAGAAGATTACTTAACTCAAGAAGATATTAAGGAAATACTCAAAGAAAAAATTGAGAGATATGTTGATAAGGATATAGAAAATACAATTAAAGTCGCACTTAAATATGCTTTTCACGAACTTATTAAGCCAGAATACCTTGAAAAATTACCAAGTTTAGTAGATAAGAAATTAGAGGAATTATCTATAAACGACATCATTGGTTACGCAAGTTCTCATTTTGACGAAAGAGTTCCTGCTAGATTGATTATCACAGATACAGTGAAACAAAATAAAGAAAAAATCGCACAGAAAGTATTGAGTGTAATGGAAGGAATGGAAGAATATGATGCAAAAGAATTGTGTATTGAAGCATTAAGGAGAGGAGTAAACAATTAAATTAACAATACATATGGAAAAAGAAAGAGTTAAAAAGATTTTAGTTGAATTATACAACGAATATCAAAACGCCCTCATAGAACAGGAAAAGAAAGGTAGAGGTAATTACACAGACCAAGATTTTGATTCGTTATCAATGTTTATTACATTTATTCACAACAATTAAATAACATATGTCACTATCACAAGAACAAAAAGATACCATACGAGAGGAGTTTAGAAATTTACAAGAAATAACTCTTGATTATGGGCAATTAGGTAAAACAAAATCTTACCTATTAAAT